CGGGTGACGCCGGCTCTAAAGGCGACACCGGCGATAAAGGACAGAAGGGTGATGTAGAAGCGGTAGGAGCAAAAGGTGATAAAGGTGACGCTGGCACAAATGGAACAAATGGCGATAAAGGCGATACCGGAACAAATGGTTCAAAAGGTGATAAGGGTGATACTGGCACAACAGGTGATAAAGGTGATACAGGCATCGGATCTAAAGGTGATACAGGCACTACCGGGTCTAAAGGCGATAAAGGTGATGCTGGAACTACTGGCGACAAAGGCTCTACCGGTACCACGGGTGATAAAGGCGACAAGGGCGAAAAAGGATTAGATGGTATCATTGGTTCTAACGGCGATAAGGGCGAGAAAGGTAATGCAGGAGATAAGGGCGAAAAAGGATTAGATGGTATTATTGGTTCTAACGGCGATAAGGGCGAGAAAGGTGAAGTAGGCCCATACAATTCCTTTGACATGACAATAGATACATTTACTGGTGATGGAAGCAATACTATATTCTCTCTTTCAACAACCCCAGTAAATGCTAATCACACCTTAGTCATAGTTAGTACGGTGGTTCAGGAAAGAACAGCCTACTCTCTAACAGGAGCCAACCTAACATTTACAGCAGCACCAAGCAATGGAGAGATAATTGAAGTTACAACATTTGCTGGAGGAGCCAAAGGTCAAAAAGGCGAATCTGGTCTTACAACAGGAAAGGCAATAGCGATGGCTATTGTATTTGGAGGTTAATTTAAATGGCAAACCCTAACATAGTAAACGTATCTACCATCTACGGAAAGACTTCTGTAGCCAACGTTTCTACTAGTGCAGCTGCAATAGTTACTAACTCAGCCAACAGCGGCTCAATCTATAAGATTAATTCTTTAGTGGTATCTAACATAGATGGAACTAATGCTGCAGATATTACTGTTGATCTGTATAGAAGCTCAATTGCTTATAATCTTGTTTCAACCGTTGCAGTCCCAGCCGATGCATCTTTTGTTGCAATAGATAAAAACGCTCCTATTTACCTAGAAGAAGGAGATGCATTAAGAGTAACGGCAAGTGCTAATAGTGATTTACAGGCAGTGTGCTCATATGAGGATATATCTTGATAAACGGTAATTTAAGAGGAAAAACTATAACAGTTTCTCAAGCTGTAGCATCCGGTATCTTTACCCGTGATGAAGTATTTCTCTACAAATATTCAAATGAGTATCCATTAAATTTTAATACTGGGGATCAATATTTTAATTATGTTACAGTTTTAATTAACGCTGACGCTAATACTATTATACGAGACAGATCAACCAACAACCTTGGAGCAACAATCGCCGGTAATGTAAGACCTGCTGCGTATTCTCCTTTTGAAAATAATAGAAATGGTAGCGGATACTTTGATAGTTCAGATTATTTAGAAATAACTAAAAGTGCGTCTTTAGCTTTAGAAGGCGGAGGAGCATGGACCATTGAATTGTTTGCATATACAATCACACACGGCATATTTCTTGCAAGCTATACTGGACCAAGCAACTCTGGAGGGTCATTTTCATTTGGTACTGGTACTAATCAAATGTATTTTAACTGGATTGCTAACGGTACCGATCAGTGGCAATCAGACACTGGAGCCGTCGGAGTTACTAATACCGCAATTGTTACTAATAAATGGCAGCATCTTGCAGTATCTTATAATGGAGCAGGATCAATGAGATTTTTTTGTGATGGCGCTTTATTAGGTACTGTTAGCAGAACGGTAAACGTAGATACTATGGTTTATAATCCTAGAATCGGTCGTTCAATGCATCCAAGCTACCCCACACAATATGCTGGTCATATTTCTAATTTGAGAGTTACTAAAGGAAATGCACTTTACACGAGTTCCTTTACTGTACCTTCCGGACCTCTTGAAGCTCAAGCCAATACTGTTCTTCTAGCACTTTCTACAAATAGTCTAACTAAAGATAGTTCAAGTGTAAATACTTCTATAACAAATTCTGGTACAACTCTATCTTCTTTTGGGCCTTTTGTAGAAACTGACATAACGTCAGGATCAGTATATTTTGATGGTAGTGGAGACTATATTGATATTGCTAGTAATACAGCGCTTGCGCTTGGAACAGCTGATTTTACAATTGAATTCTGGGCTAATATTATTACTCATAAAAATTACATTGAGCTTTTTGATGGGCGAGGAGGAACTGCTAATTCGACTAGACCGGTACTTTATTCTGACTCAGCAGGACTTATTTACTATTATGTTAATAATGCAAACAGAATTACATCATCTGCTGTTTCCGCTGGAGGCTGGCATCATATAGCAGTTTCAAGAAGTAGCGGAAGTACAAAAATGTTTATTAACGGTGTTCAGGCCGGGTCCACATACACTGATTCTAATAACTATGATCATGCAGTTTGGAGAATAGGATCGGCACATAATGGAACAGGAGCGGATACTACTAATTATTCTATGAACGGCTATATTAGTAATTTTCGTTACGTAAAAGGTACTGCACTTTACACTACTGAATTTACCCCTCCCACCTCGGAACTAACTGCAGTATCAGGAACACAATTATTATTACTTCAAGGACGAACAGGATTTAATAATCACGGATTTATTGATGAGTCTTCAGTTAATAGCTTAATTACAAGAGAAGGAAATGCTACGTTAAGTTCTTTCTCACCCTTTTCAAGAGGGAGTTGGAGTAATCATTTCGATGGAGCCGGTGATTATTTATTAATAGGATCAACATATACTCCCATAGCGTTTCTTACATCTTCTGGAGGAGTGGGTACGATAGAAGCATGGGTGTACCCTACAGCGTTTAGATCAGATGCTGGAGGTGCACAAGTAGGATATACCCATCCCTGTATACTTGGACTTGGTTCAACTTACTTAAATATTGGAATTAATAACGGGTATCCTAAACTGTATTATTGGACGGGAGCTCCTAATTCCGTTGTAAGTAATACGGCAATATCTCTCAATCGGTGGAGCCATATTGCGTATGTGTGGAGTGGATCTGGATCTAACAATTTAAAGATGTATGTAAATGGATCACTTGCCAATACCTCAACCTTTACTAATATTAACTGGGCTTCAGCTGGCGGAGGAAATAACCTATATGTGGGGGTTGAAGGAGCTAACGTTGCATATTCTTCTTTTCCCGGGTACATTTCTGATTTAAGAATTGTCAACGGTACTGCATACTATACCTCTAATTTCTCACCTCCCACCCAACCTCTCACAGCTATTTCCGGTACTACACTATTAACTTGTCAGAACAATATTTTTAAAGATAATTCTTCCACTAATGCAGCTATCACATCTTATAATAGTGCTAAAGTAACCTCACTGTCTCCATATCCTATTTCAAATGCTTTATCTACTTCTATTCATGGGGGATCGCTTTATTTAGACGGAAGTGATGATCTATATTTACCTGACTCCATTTATCTAGCTTTACCTGGTGACTTTACTATTGAATTTTGGGTTTTCCCCCAAACAACTGCCCTTGTAGAGTGGATTTCAAAAGGTTCGGGAATACAAATTTATCAAAGTTCCGGTTCTTGGTATATTGCAGTTTCCAGCAACAATTCCTCTACCTACTTCTTTAATGCTATTTTTGGCTCTGTAAAGCCCTATCAATGGCAACACGTGGCTGTGACGAGAAGTGGTAATACTTACACAGGTTTTGTAAACGGTGTAGCAACTTCTATAGGAACTTCTGCGTCGGCCCCTAGCACAGGCACCAACGTACTATACGTTGGAAGAGTAACCGGGGCAACACCATACTATGCCGTTGGACATTTAACAGGATTACGAATCGTGAAAGGAACAGCGCTATATTCTGGTACCTTTACTACACCGACTACATTCCCTACAGGTGTTGAAAATACCGTTGCGCTCTTAAACTTTAATAATGCAGCTGCAATAGATTACTCACAACAAGGGTTTTTAGAGTTTCAAAATGATGCAAAAATAAATCATAATATAAAAAAACTAGGAACAGGCTCTTTCGCCTTTGACGGCACTAGTGATTATATTACGAGTTCAACAAGCGAGCTGTATGGATACGGTACTGGAGATTTTACAATTGAATTTTGGTTATATTTAAACAATACCAACTTACAATCTGTATTAAGTCATTTAACTTCTGTTTCAGCTATTCTACCTCATTTGTACATTGCATCAGGGGGATCAATTAGATACTTTACTAACAATTCTGATAGAATTACAGGTTCAACGCTTGTTGCTGGGATGTGGTATCATATTGCTCTTTCACGAGTTTCCGGTACAACAAGATTATTTATTGACGGCACTCAGACCGGAGCTAATTATACTGATGCTAATGATTACGGGACAACAGCGCCTCTTACAATCGGTTCTTATATAAATGCAGGAGCAATAGTTACCTCGGAACATTTAAACGGATACATCGATGATTTAAGAATTACAAGAGGACACGGAAGATATGCATCTAATTTTACCCCCTCTACATCTCCATTTAATGCAGCAACTGCTCTACTTTAACGGAAATAACTATGACAATTTCACTTTCTAATTTAAATTCAGGGTTTTATGCTGGTGCTAAAGGAGACAAGGGTGCTACTGGTAGTGGAGGAGGGATAGAGTCGGTTGCTTCTCGTCCAGAGTCTCCAACTAGCGGTACAGTGATTTGGAATTCTAATACGAACGTTTTAGAAGTGTGGACTGGTACATCCTGGTATGAATTAGCTGCTCAAGCATATTCAGTGGATTATTTAGTAGTTGCTGGTGGAGGAGGTGGGGGATATGGGGGAGGAGGAGGCGGAGGCGGAGGGTACCGTACCTCAACAGTTTCCGTTAACGATGGGGCCTCTTACACAGTTACAGTTGGAGCTGGAGGCTCCGGAGGTACAAGTGGAACTCCCGGGACAAACGGAGGAGATTCTGTTTTTGGAGAAATTACCTCTATTGGAGGAGGTCGTGGAGGTAACAGCGGATCTTCTGGGTCAAACGGTGGTTCTGGTGGAGGAGGGGGCCGGGGCTCCGGAAATAATACTGGAGGACTTGGAACTGCTGGGCAAGGAAATAACGGAGGAGCTAACCGTGGTGGTGAAGTTTACCCTGCTGGTGGTGGCGGAGGAGCTAGTGCAGTAGGACAAACGCCAACAGGAAACAACGGCGGCAGTGGGGGTGCCGGGCTTTCTTCAGCAATTACAGGTACATCGGTTGGTAGAGCAGGTGGAGGTGGTGGAGGAACTCGTGAAGCATCAGGAGGAGGCGGCCCAGGAGGGTCAGCAACTGATGGTGGCGGTGCAGGAGGTTCTACTGGTGCAGGTACGGCTGGAACCGTAAACACCGGAGGCGGCGGAGGAGGTGGAGGGCAAAACTATCCGGCATTTGCAGAACAAAATGGCGCAGCCGGCGGCTCGGGCATAGTAATAGTTCGTTATTTGGGTGAACAGCGCGGCTCAGGCGGAACAGTTTCATCTAGTGGAGGATATACTATTCATACATTTACTTCTTCAGGAACATTTACAGCATAACAGGGGAGAACATGGCACATTTTGCGAAAGTAGTTAGTAATACTGTTACTCAGGTTATTGTAGCAGAGTCTGAATTTTTTGAGACATTCGTAGATTCATCGCCCGGGGCATGGATCCAAACCTCATACAACACTAGCGGAGGAGTTCATTATGACTCTAACACCGGAGAACCATCTTTGGATCAAACAAAAGCTTTGCGCAAAAACTATGCCGGTATTGGATACACATATGACTCTATACGAGACGCATTTATTCCCCCCAAGCCGTTTGCTTCATGGATTCTTAACGAAAATACTTGTTTATGGGATCCACCTGTACCATATCCTTCCGACGAAGAGCACTATATTTGGAACGAAGAAACTCAAGCGTGGGTTCCTTTATAAAAAATATTAATTATAGCAAGTTATAAATACTCTATAAAGGAGTTATTATGGCCGTTCCAGCCTCAAGATCAGAATTTAGAGAATATTGCCTTAGATCACTTGGTAAACCCGTTATAGAAATTAACGTGGATGACGACCAAGTAGAAGATAGAATTGATCAAGCTTTAAAATACTATTGGGACTATCATTTTGATGGTACCGAGCGAATATATTACAAGCACCAAATAACAGATTCTGATAAAGCAAATCAATACATTACTCTTCCAGATAACATTATAGGTGCTGTTAGAATTTTTGCCATAGGCGATCCAGCAGTTAGTGGTGGAGATCTTTTTAATATCCGCTACCAGATCGCACTCAACGATCTCTACACTCTTACTTCAGTTTCCATGGTTCCGTATTTTATGGTAATGGAGCACCTTGCCCTTATTACCGAACTTTTAGTAGGGCAACAACCCATACGCTATAACAGACATAGAAACAGACTTCATGTAGATATGGACTGGAACAAAATGGACACTGGAAGTTTTCTTTTAATAGAAGCTTATCAGGTGGTTGATCCGGACACATTTACAGACGTGTGGGGAGACAGATGGCTTTATCTCTACGCAACAGCCCTTATTAAAAGGCAATGGGGTAATAATCTTAAAAAATTTGGTAATATGCAGCTTCCAGGTGGGGTTGTATTCAATGGACAACAAGTTTACGATGAGGCTGATGCCGAAATAAAAGAATTAGAGCGTGATATGGTCACTAATCTTTCTCTCCCGGCTATGGACATGATAGGTTAAATGGCAACTAACTTTTATTTTAATAACTTTCAAGCCTCTCAAGAGCAGCTTTTAATTGAAAATCTTATTATAGAGTCAATTAAAATCTACGGCATGGATATGGTCTATATGCCTAGAACAAGAATAGCTTTTGATAACGTTTACGGTGAAGACCCTCTCTCGGAATTCAACGACCAGTACGGCGTTGAAATGTACATTAAAAACGTAGACGGGTTTGGAGGAGACGGAGATTTTCTATCTAAATTTAACATAGAGATAAAAGACAGAGTTACCTTTACGGTTGCAAGAAGAGCATGGAACGATGAGGTAGGAGCTAATCACCTGTTAGATAGACCACAAGAGGGTGATCTTATTTACTTTCCTCTCAACAAAAAAATATTTGAAATTAAATTTGTGGAGCACGAAGCCATATTTTACCAGCTTGGCTCTTTGCAAACATACGATGTTGTCTGCGAGCTATTTTCTTACAGCAATGAAAGATTTAATACTGGTATTGAAGAAATTGATACCATGTACGAAAAATACGCATCAAGTACTACGCCAAAAGGCCTTCTCACGGATGATTTTATAGGTATGCCTTACTACCTTACTGATGAGTATGGATATAAACTTGTTTTAGAGGCATTTGATATAGATGTTACTGATGTTGCGTCTGACAACGAAGAAATTCAAACAGAAGCATTAGACTTTGTTGACTTCACAGAAATAGATCCTTTCAGTGAAGGTAGGTTTTAATGTTTAATCAAACATTCTACCATAAAACACTGAGAAAAAACGTTATCCTCTTCGGTACGCTGTTCAACGACATTTATATTAACAGAGTAAACAATAGTGGTGTGACCATTGATACGTTAAAGGTCCCTATTAGCTATGGACCTAAAGAAAAGACTTTAGCTAGGGTTAATCAAGATCCAGATTTAAATAAACCTTTTCAAACTGTCCTCCCGAGAATGGCTTTTGAAATGACAGGGATGAGCTATGATAATCAAAGAAAACTTCCCACCATTAGAAGACATCAAGCAAAAGAAGTAACAGTTGCAGGTAAAAAAGATACACTGAAATACATCTACAACCCCGTTCCTTATAACATAAGCTTTTCTCTCTACATTATGGTAAGAAACGCTGAAGATGGTACTAGGATAGTGGAACAAATTCTTCCTTATTTTGCTCCTGAGTGGACTGCTACGGTTAATTTAATAGACGAGATGGACATTGCACTAGATATTCCAACCATTATTAATAACGTAGGCATTACAGACACGTACGAGGGTAGTGTGCAAGAGTCTAGAACAATAATTTGGACTCTTAATTTTACAATGAAGACTTATTTGTTTGGTCCGATTAAACGTCAGTCTATTATTAAGATTGCTAACGTTAATTTCTTCGATGCTACAACAGGTTTTGATGCAGATCTAAATGCAATCGTCAACATAAATACTAAACCAGGGATGCTTGCTAACGGTTCTCCAACAACAAATGCCCAAGCATCAGTTACACCTTATGACATAGATCCAGAAGATAACTATGATTTCATTATAACAAAGACTGACTTGTATGAACGATAAGATAGCAACTGCTCTAGATGTAGTACCACTAGAAAAAAATTTAAATCCCACAAGCAGCCCTATTAGAGTAGAGTCTACGGATAAGGTTAATGTTGATTTTGAATATGCCCGTGGCAACTTAATTAATATTATCGAAAAGGGAAATGAAGCGCTTGATGGAATGTTAGAGGTTGCTCAAATGTCCCAGCATCCGAGAAGTTTTGAAGTTGTTGCTGAACTTATTAAGACTATGGCAGAGACAAATAAAGATCTTTTAGAATTATCCAAACGTAAAAAAGATCTAGACGAGTCAGATGCTAAATCTCCTCAAACAATTAATAATAATCTCTTTGTAGGTTCTACTTCTGAACTTACAAAACTAATTAAACAACAGAATGAGCAAAAGTGACTTCTACCACGGTAATAGAAATCTAAAACGCAGCTACATTACTCACGAATGGACAGCCCATCAGATCCAAGAGTTTGTAAAGTGTGCTCGCGACCCTGAATATTTCATAGAAAATTACGTTAAGATTGTCCATGTTGATCATGGAGTAATTCCTTTTATTCCTTATGACTTTCAACGCGACATTATAAAATTATCTTTCGCTGAGCGGTTTGTTATTTGTAAAATGCCCCGACAGGTCGGAAAAACTACTGTTGTAGTAGGAATCATTCTTCATCACGCTCTTTTCAATGAAAATTATTCTATAGCACTCCTAGCTCATAAAGAAGAGCAGGCAATTGAGATTCTTTCTAGAATTCAACTTGCGTATGAAAACCTTCCAACGTGGATGCAGCAAGGAGTAGTAGAATGGTCCAAAACATCAGTAGAATTAGAAAATGGATCTAAAATAAAGGCGTCATCAACCGCCTCTGCTTCTATTCGAGGTACTTCTCAAAATTTAGTATACCTTGATGAGTTTGCATTCGTACCTAATAATATACAAGAATCATTTTTTTCATCTGTCTATCCTACCATTTCTTCTGGTACCACAACTAAAGTTATTATCACATCTACCCCTAACGGGTTAAATTTATTCTACAAACTATGGGCTGATAGTGAAAATGGAAGAAATTCTTACAAACGCATCGATGTGCACTGGAGTCAGGTTCCCGGCAGAGATGAGAAATGGAAAGAAGAAACAATTCGGAACACTTCCGAAGATCAATTCAGACAAGAGTATGAGTGTGAATTTTTAGGATCGTCATCTACGTTAATTAGCGGTCCAAAGCTTAAAAGATTAGTTTATCAGGATCCTATTAAGTCTGACGAGCATTTAAAAATTCATACAGAACCTGATCCTTCAAGAGTCTACACAATGGTAGTAGATACAGCGAGAGGGAAAGAAGGAGATTATTCTGCATTTAAGATCTTTGACAATACAGAGTTTCCATATCGTGACGTAGTTTCTTATAGAAACAAAGAAATTGACCCGGTAGTTTATCCATCAGTTGTTTACAGACTAGCAAAAGAGTATAATAATTGCTTTGTTCTTGTGGAAACAAACGACATTGGTCAGCAAGTTGCTGATATTCTTATGCATGATTTTGAATATGATAACATGATGTTTACAACCAATAGAAATTTTGAAGGCGTTAGACTATCTGGAGGACACAGTGGGGTTTCTCACGCAGGTGTTAGAACTACAAAATCAGTAAAGAAAGTTGGATGTAGTAATTTTAAGTCTCTAATTGAAAACGACAAACTCATTATAAATGACTACGATACGATTCAAGAAATGTATCGATTTATTCATAAAAATAATTCTTATGAAGCGGAAGAAGGAAACGATGACTTAGTAATGTGCTGTGTTTTATTTTCCTGGCTCACTGATCAGCTCTATTTTAAAGAATTGACAGATTTAAGCTTTCGAAGACGACTTCAGGAAGATAACGAAAAAAGAATTGAGGCCGAGCTCTTACCATTTGGATTTATGGATGATAAAAATGAGCTTCAACAACCTGCTCTTGAAATAGAAGAGGTTACACTTGAAGAAAATATGTCGTTTAATAGATGGATGTCTACGTAAATCCTGAAATTATAAATATAGAGACAAGTATTTTGTACATAATTTTTAAGGGAGAGTGACATGCCATTTCAAGTTAGTCCAGGCGTAAACGTATCTGAAATTGACCTGACTACGGTAGTACCAGCGGTTTCCACCACAGAAGGTGCGCTAGCTGGTATTTTCCGTTGGGGACCGGTCAGCACAAGAGTACTAGTAGATTCAGAGTCTACTCTTGTTACCAGATTCGGCAAGCCTACCAACCTAAACGCAGAGACATTTTTTACAGCTGCAAATTTCCTATCTTATGGAAACAAGCTGTATACTGTAAGAACTGCTAATACAACAGATGCAACAGGAGTAAACGGAGTACTTTCCGCTTATGCTAACGTTGGTGCTGTTACAACAAACACAAATCTTATTATTAAAAGCGATGCTGATATTGATAACGAAACTGTTCTCAGCAATATCGCTGGTGAAACAAACGTAAGATACATTGCAAGATACCCAGGAGCATTGGGCAACTCGTTGAAAATTTCTGTTTGTGATACTTCGGAAGCGTATTTTGCGAATGTTCAACTTACAGACGGCAATGCTAATATAAGCTCGAACGGATCAATTACAAACATTAGTGTTTCTTCTGGAGCAAATCAATTTTCAATTACTGTTGGCCCAAGCGGTACAGGTGTGATTGGGGAAGCTGTAGATCGCTTAACCGCCGTTAAAGCAAAATTAACAGTAGGAGATTTAGTCGAGCTCGGCAATTCAACAATTGGAACCCAGCTAGTTAAAGTTACTTCTATTGGAAGCGTTACCAATACAGCATCAATCGCAACACTTCTAGTTAATACAGAAGCAAAATATACACTGTTGAGCATTGACGGAACAGGTTCTGCAAACGTTAATTCTATCACTGCAGGATATCTTAAGAGATATTGGGAGTATGCTAATGTAGTAGATGCTGCCCCAGGTCCATCTGATTATCAAGCTAGCTACGGTGGAACTCCAGGTGCAATTGACGAAGTCCACGTAGTTGTAGTGGATGAGAACGGTCAGTTTACAGGAATCCCTGGTGCTGTTCTAGAAGTTTATGA